CTCATGTTTGCACTTATTTCTAATGAGGAACTTGATGACCTAAATCAAATACTAGTAAAGCAACTTAAGAACAGGTATAATGATCCTACGTTGAATAAACGTTTTATTCTGGGTATAGACAGAGCAAAGATGCGATTGTTTGATGTGAGTGCCACTGAACAAGATGATCTAGTAGACAGTGGTCAAGAAGAGTTTGCAGAACCAGTATTTGATAAAACCGACTTTGGTGGTGATTGGAAGATGTAGTCACATCAAACTCTGTGTTATATAAATACTTATAATTACAGTAATATGGAGAATTTGATGTCATTACAGCCCTATATTCGGCAGTTACGTCCCAGAAACGAATCCTATGTTTCTCCTATAGATAAAATTCAAAATTTATTTGAACGTGTAGATACTACTTTAAATGCTTCGATTACAGAATTATTCCCTTGTTTAGCATTTAATAAAAAGTTCAAACCCAGTTCTGTAGAAGATTTTAAAAAGTTTCTCTATACACTAAATCTTAAAAGTATGAAGAACTCTTTTCATTCTAAAGATGCTCCTTCTGCTAAATTAGTTATTGAAAAATTACCAACTATGGACGAAAGATTTCTAAAAGACAAAATGAATAATGCTATAGGTATCACTAATTACCTATATGATTTACATAGGTCAAAACCTATTAAAAACGTAGTGTGGGGATATCGTGCTAAACCAGCTGGTATTCCAAAAAATCATGCTGGCGATATATTTGTATTTTTTAGGAATGGTGATAAAATAGGTGTTAGTCTTAAAGCTGGAAGTGCAAAATCTAAAGAACCATTAAAGAATACCTATGTAGGAACACAGTATAAAAATCTTGGAGTTGCTACAAAATCATTAGAAAGTGATTTATGGAATAGGGTATACTCAAAAATTCCAGGCGTAAAAGATGTTGCAAACAAATCAAACTTTATAAAAAACAAAGAAGTTACTAAGTTATATGTTGATCATTATGTAGAAAATGAAACTGAAGCAAATGAGTTATATAGAGAAATGTTAGTTGTCTGTAGAGAACATATGTGTGATGTTTTAAATAAAATGGGTATTAAAGATTTTATAGATTGGGTTCAAGAAACATTTAACTTGCAAAGGAAAGGTGATGAAGTCCCTTTAATTATGGTTAAGGCCGTAGGAAATACCGCTGAGCAAAAGGGTGATGATATTGTTGATATGATTCCTCTTCTAACGAAACATTATGCATATTTGAATAAAAGTTCTGTACAAGAGTATTTAATTGATATACACTCGCCAGATGATAAGAAAACATTAAAGATGACTATTCGTTCTGATTCTGGTGTTAGGCCAGAAAAGGGCACAAGTGGTCAAGGAAGATTGGGACAATATTTACAATTGAAAATGCAATATAGTGGTATACAATGATAGGTTTCAGAGAACTCACTGAAGACAGGGGTGGCAAGAACCTTCATCTAGAACATCTCGAAGATGAGATTATCAACTATGGTGTTGATGGTGGTCGTGCTGCACTTAATTTTCTACGTTCTCTGAGAGACATGCTTGCTGGTTCAAGTCGTTCCTCTGTGAACATGACTGTGAAGTGGGATGGTGCACCAGCAATCTTTGCTGGTATCGACCCAGAAGACGGTAAGTTTTTTGTCGCAAAGAAATCAGTGTTCAACGTCAATCCTAAACTGTATAAGACAAATGCAGAGATAGATGCTGATCTATCTGGTGCACTCAACTCAAAATTCAAGATTGCACTTGCAGAGTTTTCTAAACTTGGTATTAAGGGTGTTCTGCAAGGCGATCTTATGTTCACGGATGACATTAGCACAGATACGATTGATGGTGTCAAGTATTACACCTTTCAACCCAATACTATAGTCTATGCTATACCTGTTAATAGTGATCTTGGAAAAACAATCAACAAGGCAAAGATAGGTATTGTCTGGCATACGACATATACAGGTAATGCATTACAGGACATGAAGGCATCGTTTGGTGCTAAGATATCATCGTTGAATACGCCAGCATCAGTTTGGATGGACGATGCAACATATAAGGATGTGTCCGGTAAGGCAACATTCAATGAGAAAGAAACAGATAAGATTACCTCAACATTGTCTCAGGTAGGTTCTACATTTAACAAGATTAATGGTCCCACGCTTCGTAAGTTTCTTGCGCTACAGGAAAGTATGACAGGTGCTCTTGTAAGTGCCACACTTAAAACATACAACAACAGTAAAGTTCGTGCTGGTGAGAAAATTAATAATCCAAAAGCACATGCACAAGGATATGTGAAGTGGGTTGAGATGTCATTACAAAAACAGATTGACAAAGCAAAGAGTGTTAAGGGCAAGGACAAGTATACAAACATACAGAAACAATATGTTATAGAGGTTAAAAAGCATGTTCGTAATCTGGAACAGGTTATTATCTTTCAAAATCTGCTGGTTGATGCGAAAATGCAAATTGTACAAAAACTAAATAGTGTTAAGGGTTTAACGGATACGTTTATAAAGACTAAAAATGGATTTAAAGTGACGAATCCTGAAGGTTATGTTGCTATCGATAGAGTGAGTGGAGGGGCAGTTAAGCTGGTTGACCGTATGGAATTCTCGTTTAATAATTTCACTGCTGTAAAGGCATGGGACAAATGATGTATACATTCAGAGATTTATTAGAAGCACCACAAACTATTGTGTTTACTTTTGGACGGTTTAATCCGCCCACGACAGGTCATGAGAAACTTATTCAAAAAGTTGCAAGTGTTGCTGGTTCTAATAAATTTCGTATATACCCATCCCATACACAGAATCCTAAGAAAGACCCACTTCCCTATGCACTAAAAATCGCATACATGAGAAAGATGTTCAAGAAATATGCAAAGAACATTATAGCAGATAAGGACGCAAAAACTGCTATCATGGTTGCAGAAAAACTCTTTAAAGAAGGGTTTAAAAACTTAATTATGGTTGCTGGTTCTGATCGTGTTAAAGAATTTTCTACACTTTTGAACAGATACAATGACGCACCAGACAAAAAGGGAAACCAACTTTTTAAATTTGATTCTGTTGAAGTTGTATCTGCTGGAGAACGTGACCCAGACGCAGAAGGTGTAGAGGGAATGTCTGCTTCTAAGATGCGAGCAGCAGCAACTGTTGGTGATTTTGACCAGTTTCAAATGGGACTTCCTGCTGAATTCAAAGATGGTAAAAAATTGTTTCGTGATCTTCGTAAGAACATGGGTATTCGTGAAGAGAAAGACATGGGTGAGATGAATGATATAGAATCTCTTCGTGACGCATATCTTACGGGTAAGATTTGGAACATCGATGATATAGTAGAGGCCAATGGTGTTGAAGGTAGAATTGTAAATCGGGGAACCAACTATTTGTCATATTGTGATGGAACTGGTAAGGTTCATAAAGCATGGCTGCATGAGATTGAACTTGATGAAGGAAAAAAACTAAACCTCTGGAAATTTAATCCCATTACTGGTTTTTGGAAATTAGAAAGAGATGTCACACCAGAAACAAAAGATAAATGGCTTGAAATTTTTAAGAAGGATGAACCTAACAGCAGTTTTGTAGTTTCAGCAAATAAACCATCTAAGAAACCACAAAAGGAAGAAGTTGAACTTGATGAACGCAACTACGCCAAAGAATACGCCAATTACCACGGAAAACCAGAACAGATTGCACGGCGGTCTTCAAGGAACAAAGCGCGTAGGGCAATGGGTGATAAGACTAAGATTGGTATGGATGTAGGACATAAGGACAACAATCCACTTAACAACGATCCTAAGAATCTACGCAATGAAGACCCGCCCAAGAATCGTAAAGAACCACGATTGCGTGAAGACAATCTTGATGAAGCATGGTGGAATGACCTTTTGCAAAAAGTACATCAAATTACACATAAAAAGGGGTATGAGAAGGTTATTGAGTATTATGTAAAACTACTGAAAGATGATCCAAAATATCGTAAGAATCCAATTCAGGCGGCAAAGGAAACAGCATCTATTTTTGCTGGAGTAGATACTAAAGGACTCATATCATACATAAACGATTTGGTTAAGAAAGGGAAACTCCCCAAAGAACTCAAAGCACAATATGAAGAGATGACTTTCAGTAAATTCGTCAACAGAATTAATGAAGTGAAACAAGTAAGGGGAGAATCATTTCAAAATATGTGGGGTGAGATTACAGAAAAAACAGAACACGATGGAAGGTCTGTTGAACTAAATAATCCTACACAGGGCGATACTAAAAAGTACAAGGTTTACGTAAGAAACGATAAAGGCAATGTAGTAAAGGTTGAGTTTGGTGACCCGAATATGGAAATCAAACGAGACAACCCAAAACGCAGAGCTGCATTTAGAGCAAGACATGGATGCGATAGTCCAGGCCCAAAATGGAAAGCAAAATATTGGTCATGTAAATTTTGGAGTGCTAAATCAGTTACCGATTTGATGAAAGGATAACTCGGAGATAAAAATGACTCATTACAGAGAAAACATGCGACAAACATTGGAACGCATGTATGAAATAAACGAAAGAAAAAGAAGTGAATCTATCGTAGAAGATAACATGGACCTGATGCGTAAATCTGCCGGTGGTGCTATGCAAACTATCAAAATGAAAGACGGTAAACTGAAGATGGACATGTTTACAGCTTCTGCCATTATGCAAATATATGACAAAGTTAATCCTG